TAGATGCAAAAGAATATCTTTCTAGAGATTGTACACTTCCAGCAGCAATTGCAGAATGTCTCATAATCCAAGAATCTGCAAAATATGTTCTTGTTGAACTTGTATATGCTAAATTTTTTCCTGTGCTTCTTTGCCAAATTGAAAAATCACCATTATACGCATAGTTGGTAGGATTTCCAAGATAATTTAAAACTCCATTTACTAAAGTTGCAGGAGTTCCAGCATTTCCGATATCAACTTTCTTTATATTTACATACCAATTTGCAACTCCAGAATCAAATACAGTTCCAACTTTTGTTTTGGTATTATATTCACCCACTTGGGTTGCTGCTAATTGAGTTATTCCTACTGGTGAAACATTATAAGTTGATCCAGATATAAACCAAGTTCCTAACTTAGAACCAGAATATGAACTAATACTATAAGGAATAACTGTTGTCTGACCATTTACAATTACTTGATAAACATTATCAGAACCACTTGTAGTTACATTTTCAATCATTCCTATGATAAAATCTTCTTCCCCAGGAAGAGGACCGTAATTATTTGCACCTAAAGGATTAACCACATCATTTGCGCAACTTAAAAACCAACCATCAATTGAAGTTCTACCAGTATCAACCAGATACTGATGCATGAATGTGTTTCCATCTAATTGTTCTTTTGCATAGGATATAAAATTTCCAGCAGAAAATCCATAAACTCCTGCATTTGATGAAGTTGGAAGTGTAAAATATATTTTATTTGATCCAGAACCACCAGATGAAGCAGATCCGTTTAAATAATTTCCTCTATATTGTAAAACAAGTCCAGCAGTTTCTCCAAGACCAACAATTACTGGTTTTGAAACATATCCGATGGTCGTTGGTTCTGTTGTTGTAATATTTCCTTTTGATGTTGGACTGAGAAAATATACACATCCAGGAGATAATGTTCCTCCAGCAACAGAGCTAAAATTTCCAGTAATTCTACCAGAAGTGGTAACTACAGAATAATTAGTATTTAATGATGACAATACACCAATCATTTCTGCAGCATCTGGATCATTTGCCTGTGCTAATGTATATCCTGTAGTCGTAATACGAACAACAGATCCAAAACTATATCCTGCTGATCCACTGGTAATACCAGTAATCTTAAAAGAATTATTTGGTACAACTGTTTCTCCTACAAATGAAACAGAACCGTTAAAGGTTAATCCTCTGTAAATTACACCAGAAGTTCCACCAATAGAAACAGTAACAATTCCAGATGAAGCATCTAATGTAGCAAGTACACCATCTCCGCTTGTTACTCCAGAAACGGTTGCTTGATTTAATTTTGAAATAATCTCAGTGTTTTCTTTGATGAACCAATCATAAAATGTAGAGGTTCCTGATAACTGATTTATTGTAGTATTAAATGCCATTAATATATCCTATTATATTTGAGGTGTTATTGTTTGATCGTCAATAAATTTAAACACAGCATCTGTTGCTGAATCTAAAGTTACTTTAATTAGTGGAAAAAATGTTGATGCGGTGGTTGCTTGGAGAATAATTACATTTGAGGTGGTTGCTTTCTTTCGTGACGCACCACAGGTATAATAAGTGTCAGAGAATCCAGATGAATTATCACGAAGATTGGGATCTTGTGTGCTGTCGCATGTTGCTGCTTGACAGCAATTAATATTTTCGTTGTTTATTGTAAATCCAATATATTCTGTAGAACCAAGACCAACTGTAGTTGTGAATGTATATGAAGTTGTTGCTAAATTGTTATAAATCCAAAAACTCATATTTGAATTTTTTTCAGTCCAAAGATACCAATCTTTTTCTACTACAACATTAAATGTAGAATTAGAATTAGCAGTAGTAACCGAAGTAACTCTTATAGAGTTTGGATTTAAAGGAATACAACCATTCCAAAATGGTATTTTATATCCTGCATTTGACCAGTTGTAATTCATTCTTTGAGTTAAATTTAAATTTGTAAAAAATAACTCTTGAATTTCGTTTAATTCTGATGCCTGAAGAGCGTATCCTGGATTAAAGGCAGTTAAATAATAATTTTTACCGTTGTCTATGTTAGTAGACACACGACTATTATAGGGTGCTTCCGCTAAAGGTAAAGTTGTACCAAATGGTGTTTTCATTACATTCCTCTGACCATATTTATACGTATAATAACAGAATCCACATCAGATAAGGGTAAATTAGATCCATACTTTGTCGTTGACAGAATATTTCCAGTATATTGTACAAATATGGGAACTTCTTCTATAGTATCAATTGTATTAGAACTACTAGCACTACTAATAGTCGATCCTACAAGTGAAGGTGCTTTAGTGTATGGAACATTTTTTAATTCTATTGTTGTTTCGGTTGCCCCAAATATAGCAACATTAGAAAGTTGTTCTTGTCCAGAAAGATTAATCTCATAAAGTTCTTCTTCGTCGGGCACTCCAAGCGAAGGCCCACCACTTGTAATTCCAACTTTAACTGTTGTTCGATATAAAGTGTCTAACTTTTTATTTAAATCTGTTCCTGACACAACTTGAGAAGATCCAGATATTCCAATTGGATTTTCGACTAGTCCAAAGAAATTAATTGATGGTGGAACTGCTATTCCAGAATCTGTTATTGTTTTTTTCTCTATTCTTGCATCAATCATTACATGTTGAGCATCCAAAACACTTAATGGATCAATACCGATATGATCAATTTTATCTAAATTGACAGTAATTTTATCAATCAAACTTGATGCTGATAATCCTTCTAATAAAGAATTTGATAAACTTAAAGTAATATCTTTATAACCAGATCCGCGATTTACCAATTCAATTCCATCCACGATGTAATAATCTTCATAGACTGAAGTGGTTAATTTAATTGCCGCTCCAGTTCCTGTATTGCTTGTTATTGTTAGCGATGGATTTTCTTGAGTAATTATTAATTGCTTTTTAGTAAAAGAACTCAAATCAATAAAACAAGAAATCACACATCCTTCATCTAATCCATCACTTTCATTAATATTATAGAGATGATAATATGGAGAAGATGAAGATATTTGATTTTGATTTATTAAATTTCCAATTTCTTCATATGAATCAAAAATTGTTGTAGTTTGTGGAATTGTCTGAGAATTTGTATAAAATTTTGATATAAATTTATCATTATTTGCCATTAAATAATAACAATCACTACAAGAAATATTTTCTGCTGTAGTAAACAAATCTCCCTTTTCATATTCTATAGTTCCAGAATCATCATCTGTACTTAATGGTTTTTTTGCGTAGATTGCGCATTTTCCAATTTGTGTTGTGTTATTTGTGCAAAAAGATTGAGTTTTTTGCAGTTGAGTTTGTTGATCGGAGGAATCAAATGTATCAAATGATACAACTGGTATCCATGTTGCAGTAACAAAACGTTCATGAGATGAAGTAATCCTATAAAGCGGCAACCAAGAATATCCATCCGCATAAGATTGAATTCCTGCAATATGTGTTGGTCTTATGTTTGAAATATTTTTATTTGCAGTTACTGTATTTTTAGAATTATCAGATATGCATAGATAAACATAACCATTTTGATCATTATATGCATAAAAATTACCAGTATTTTTTTTATTAGAAATCCACGGAGAATATGATCGTTTTTCTACCCATTTGTGATTAGGAACAACAGCAGACACACTATTTTGTCCTACTCGTAAAGCAAAATCTGAATTATTCCATATATCAATTTCTGTTTGTGTAGAATCAGAACTTGTATTATTTGTGTCTGATCCAACAAAAACAAATAATTGTTTATCTGTTCCTGTTTGATTTATAAAATTTTTTATGTTTTGATTTTTAATACTCATAGTTGCTTCGCTTTATGTTATGGGCATGATGTTCCAGAATTTGGCGATCCTATAGTAGAAGGATAACACATTTCTAGCATTGTACCAATATATAGATCTTTAAAATTAAATACGTTTGTTTGCTCTGTCCAGTTAGGAAATAGATATGTTGGTCCAGTAAATCCAGAATAAGAAGATCCACAGCATCCTGTTGAATATGTCAATCCAACAAAAGTTATTCCTGCAATTCCAGACCATCCAGAATTATATGTTATACCAGCAGTTACTCCAGAATAATTAAAAGAAATACCATATGGAGCATAATTTGAAAGTCTTGGGAGTTCACATACAAATGGTATGGTTTCATCATATGTTGGACCTTGATAATCTGCTAATGTTTTTTCAAATACTATTTTAAGACCAGCAGGATGTGCTATGTTTAGATATGTGTCTTTATATTGTGATGCTACTATTCCAACACTCAGAAGATAAGACCAATCTTGAATCCAATTGCCATCCTGGATACGAGAACCATTTAAATAACTACCACTTAAAACTCCAAGAAGATCATATGATCCTGTTCTTCCTGTAAATTTAAAATTTTCATCATAAAATTTACCACCATTTAATCTTAAAATATTTTTCTTTGGAATTTCTACTTTTATATCTTCATCTGTTAATCCAAATAACGTTTTAAACAGATATCTGATTCCATCTTCTGTTGTTTTTTTATGATAAAAATTTCTACGAATTGCTTTGATAAATTTGATCAAATTTTCAGAAGTTATTAGTCCGCCATTATGTTGAAGTCCTTTCAGATCGAATCCATCAACATAAATTTGTGATAATCTTTCTAAAAAAGTTGTTCTTGTTTTTTCTATGTCGATTAAATCAATAAGATTGGTGTTTAGTTCATATCCAGAAACATCACAATATAACCAATCGTAATATTTTTGTATAAAATCAAATATAGATAACCCAGAATTTCCAGCATTTTCTCTTTCTTGTTTTTCATAAACTACCCAAAGAGGTATTTGATTTGTAATGCTGTAATTTGTTCCACAAGTTGTATTATCAAATACTAATGTATTTAATTGATCAATTGCTGCTGCTAATTCAGCAAGTTTTGAGTTTACAGTATCTTGTTGGGAATTTAGGGTAGTTGATAACATTATATTACCGTAATATTATTTACATTTAAAGTTACTAAGTTATTTAATCCAATAGAAACTGATTTATTTTTAAATTTAGCATTTAATACAGCGGTGTTTGCAATAATTCCTTCTGGAATTGTAATTGAACCTTTATATGCTACAAATGTACCATAACTTGTTCCAGAAATCTGCTCTTCTACTCCATTTGCATCAATAGACCACAATTGAAGATATTGTTGTGTATTTTTAGCACTTAATGTAGTTGCATACATTTTTAAAATTGCTTTTTTACCAGTTGTTGATGTTTTAATTCCATCTAACTCGCAATCAAATGGTTCAGTTATTGCGGTTGGGGTTGAGAGAGGAAGTTCTAATTCATTTCCTAAATTAAACACATAATTATTGTCAGAAAGTAATTGCTGATAAACATAAACTGTAAAATTATCTGGATTAATGACCAAAGTCTTGATCATCATATTTGAATTATTACCTAATTCATTGATAAAATCAGAAGCACTAAATGTTACGTTATATTTTTTATTTTTACTATAATTATTATTGAATACTGATCTTGTCAATTGACTTGCTAGTAAACGATTACTTGCAATATTTTGTGTAGATGCTCCTAAACTAAATTTAAAATCTACAAATAAATTTAATGAGTTAGAAACCACGTATTCTGGAAGAACAGTAATTATACTTCTTTCTTTTAAGAAATTAATAAACTGATCTATATCCGCATCATTCAATGGATTGTTTGTAGTTACAAACACTCTTCCAAATCTGGCAGGAGTTAAATCTTGCCCACCAAAAACATTAAATTCAGTATCATCAGTAAAGTATCCTGCCTCAATTAGTAACGCTTTATAGTCATTTACTGTTACCGCTCTTTCCTGTGAAGCAAAATATTTTGGAGCAACAAATCTAACTGAATTTAAATCTGGTGCATCTTTTCCTCCAAAAGAAGTTGTAGTTGTGGTTACTATTGAATTTGCTATTTGGGGACAAGTAAATATTGATAAGTTATTTGCAGCGGATCCGCTTGTTTTTAAATATCGTATTTGAATTTTGTTGATTGTGTCGCCAATCGTTCTACCTAAAGAATTAGTAGATCCAAACAAGATTGCAAATCCAGAAGAAGTTCTTTCAACAAAATAAATATTATCATCAATTTGTGAAACGTATCCGATGTTATTTAATTTTACCCAATCTGATGTGTATTCTGTCACTTCGTCTATTTGTTCACTTACTGAAACTTTAATTGTAGAAAGATCAAAATCTTGAACAGCAATAGAAACTTTTTGATTAGTGTAATCAAATGTAGGTATGGCATCAAAATTTACATATGCTGATCCTTCATATACATAAAAATTTTCACTGACTCCATCTACTAATGGAATATAATCTAAGTTATAAAAATTATATGCTACTCCATTTTCATCATTTGTGGAAAATAAAGTTCCAGCAGTAATTCCTGGAATTGTTCCTGCTCCGCTAACTCTAACCAATGCTTTTGCTGAAGTTTTAGATGGAACGGTGTAACCTAATGGTTTACATAAAGATATTATTGAGTCTTCTTTTTGAGCACTGTCCAAAAATGCTTCTGCATTTACCATATTTGCATAATAAGCATAATAAAAAGTATTGTATGCTAACAAATCAATAATTGTCTGAAGAGCACTTCCTTCAAAATTATATCCGCTAAATTCTGACTGTGATCTTAAAAAATCAGTCAGATTGGTTTTAATTTGAGAAAATTCTAAACTTCCCAGATTTGTAGGTGTATTATTTGCCATTACCTTGTCCTTAGTATGCTAACTGATATGATGTCAGAAATTCCAGCGTCTGGAATATTGTAATCTACAATAATATTTATTTTGTTTTCAGCAGGAACATTTGATATTTTTATATCGTTGATACCAACCCGACCGCTCTCATATCGTTGTATATTTCCAGCAATAGTAGATTGTGCCTTTACAATCATGTCTATTGTAAAATTTTCAAAAAGATAATTGTAAATACTACAACCAAATGCGTTATCGAACGATCTCTCTCCATTATTAGTCATAATAATATTTTTAATAGATTGGCGAATTGCTCCTAGATCTCTGATTACGTTTAAATCGTTCGTGAATCCGTTTTTACTAATAAAAAAAGGTATGTCGGTGTATTGTAAATTTTTAATTAGCATATTAATATTTATTCCTGCTTATCTTGATTTCCAAATACCGCTTTTGGTACTTGTGATAAATTTGGATCATAATGTAAACTATTTCTAACAAGAGTTACATTCATATAATAACCCAAAGTTCCAAACATTAAATGCTCAATTTCTGAGACTAACCATTTTCCTGATATCTTTTTATATTGATTTGTTGTTTCTTCTGGAATATCATTTTGAATAATTACTTCAACTAAAGATCCAATATTAATTTTATCATTAGGCGGAATGCGAATTTTAACCTTTTGAGAATTTAATTGATTAACTTGCGCAGTTCTGTATAAGGGAAGATTTTTTGGAACGTTCCAGAATGTAGAATATGTTCTATTGTATTCGAGATACTTCTTAAACTCTTTTCCTTGTTCTGGACAATTGCAACTTAAACTTGAATTAAAATCTGAAAATTCACAACCCAACCAATCAGATCCAAGATACTCTTGCACTAATATGCATTCGTTTATTTCATTGTATAAATTATGCAATTCAAGATATGTTGGTTCTGGTTCTGATGGCATTAAATTTTTTGCTGGACAATTGCAATATGGATCAGCAGTACAACCTCCTGCTGATTGTACTTTTCCGTTCAGCAGTGCGTTTTGATTTGAACACTTTAGTCCCAAATCTTCACATGTTCTATTTCCTTTTGCAAATACAGTAAACTGCATTGCAAAATTGCGATCAAAAAATTCATATTCTGTATCAACTGGGGGAGTAACTAAACCATATTCTGTTTCTCCACTCAAGTCATATTTCCATAGATCAGTTGCAACTAAACCTGGTCTATAAAGAATATAATTTCCTGCCAAATAATTCATTAACGATTCTTTAAAATATCCATTTAATGATGTATTATGTGGAGATATAGAAGAATTGCTTTCTTGATCTCCAACAAAGAATGTTATATTTGGTGCTTCTGTCTCAAACAAATTTTGTACTGATTGGTTGTCTGAAAGTTCCAACCAAGTTTCAAATTCACTTCCATACCAGTTTCTCCAATAATTAGGAGATATGGTAAATATTCCTTTTCCTCCAAAGTAATCTCTTGCCTTTGTGTTTGGAGTTTTAAACATATTTGCAAATCGTATTGGAATAAAAAGATTTCTAGGAACAAATAGCGACCACCAAGATCTATGTGGTTTTAGTTTTCTATAACTGTTTGGAAGAATATAAGATCCAAGAACAGATGTTCTATAAAGAGGATCAAATTGTTTTCCAGAACTCATTCCGTAATGATATAAAGATTCCATCCAATCTTGTGATTCGTTTTCAAAATAATAACCACCACCAAGATGATAATCTAAATCAAAACCTCCACTATGTAAATCTTCTTGCATTGGGTCGTATGCATAATAAGGATAATCTGTTTCAAACCCAACTTCAGGCCACAGATCCATTCCATTGTAATCAGATGTTAAATAATCTGTTTTAGCAAGAACAGAACCAGTATCGTGATTCCACCAATCGTAATAATTTCCCTTATCCACTCCCAATAATTTTCTATTAGTAGGTAAGTCGTCTTTAATTTTCTTAACAGCAACATCAAACCCATAAGGATCCATTCCTATAACAGCAACGTTATATTTTACGCCTTGTCTTCCA